CGGAGATGTGTATAAGAGACAGATATAGACCATTTGAACCATCCGTAGAGAGCAAGCCTACTGTAGACACTAAAGCGCCTAGTAAGTCAGGTGGCTTAGGTACTAGCACTAAGAAAAAGGCAGATAAGCCTGAACCTACGTGGTTAGACAAAGCAGGATCAGCATTTGATAAAGCTCAAGCTAGGTTTGCTAGAACTGCACCAACACCTGATCCTATTAAGCTGTATAGCAAATCTGAGTTTACCCTTGGAAAAGAGTATGAAGGTGGTGCTAGGGGTTTTGCAGACCCTGATATAAATCGTTTTGGTACAACCTTTCCTGCAGGTATTGGTGCGTTCCATGATGACGATGAACCTAAGTCAACGACAGGTACTATGGGTATAGGTCCAGACGGTGATATAGTTGAGTATGGCTTACCTGAAATGTCTGTCTCAGATGCAACTGCACCCTATCGTGCTATACCTACACGACCTGCTATCCAAACAGGAGAGCTTGCACCTGCAATACAAGACACGTCTGATGAAGAGAAGCAAGCACTAGCAGATCAAGAGGCTGCAGCGTTAGACAGAATGGCTGCTAGTACACAAGGATTGATGTCTAGACCTGCTGATATGATTGCGGTAAATGAACCTTTAGGTAAGGGTACACCAATTATTACAGCTTTAGAAAAAGACATATCATCAAACGGAGCATTTAATGGGGATAAATTTAGACAATCAATAAACGGCCTTACAGATAATAAAACCTTCAACGCTATTGTATTAGGAAACCAAACTACAGAGTCTGGTATTACAGGGCTTACAGATGAGACTATGTACACAGAAACTAATGTAAATGACATTGACACTGAGCGTTACAAAGTCGGTGATGTATATAATAAGAAAAAATTGAAAGCAAACAACCCTATGGTAGGGCAGTTTAGAAGCAAGTGGCGGCGATCTATGATTAGAGATGGAGTAATGGATGCTGATGGTACATTACTAAACTACTCTGGCACTAATGTATTTGACTCTGTATATGCAGGGGTTAATGGTAACGGTGACTTTGCTTCTGGTGATGGATCAAGATATAAAGGCCGTGGTTTAATTCAGCTAACAGGAAAAGATAACTATAAAGATGTACAGGATAAACTAGCTGAAAAAGGCATAAACATTGATTTAGTAAATGAACCAGAACTTGTAAATAGCTTGGAGTATGCTTTACCTGTAGCTCTGGCATATTTAGATATGAATAATCTAACAACTGATACAGCCTCAGAGTTTGGTCCTTTTAGGATGGGTGACTTAATAAACTCAGGAGAAAGTACTGCTGCAAAAAGAGACAGATGGTCACGTGTAATAGACAATCTTCAAGGGCAAGATAAAACAAATGCAATGCTTTCTGATGAAAAAGAAGCTCAGCGTATAGTTGGTGCAATAGTAGACGGTATAATTGGTACAAATACAAAAGGTGCTATGGAAATATGGCTAGGTGAACAAGGTGTAGATGTACCAGAAAACGCTAAGAAATACGATCTTGTACGCCTTGTTAATGGTACACAACGGGGCTTAAATTAATATGTTAGGCTTACCACTCGAACTTATAACCATGCTCTTCTCTACCATCCTTGGTGGAGTAATGTCTATATGGGGGCAGAGCATGAAGTCACGTCAGCAGCAGCAGGAGATGCTAATGCAACGTGCAGAGTTTAACCGTGGTGCTGTAGCAGATGCACGTGACGCAGGTAAGACAGACAAACACTTTGCTTGGACACGTAGACTTATAGCATTATCTGCAGTATTCAGCATTATTGTCTTGCCAAAGCTAGTCGCAGTGTGGTATCCTGATGTTGGTGTATTCGTAGGGTACACGGAAGCAACAGGTGGCATACTTAACTGGCTGTTCGGACCTGCAGAGGCAATACAATGGAAGTACGCAGAAGGTTTCGTTATCACCCCACTAGACACACACATAGTTTCAGCCATTGTAGGACTTTACTTTGGTGCAGGATTTACTAAATAGGATACATTATGGCTACAACAGCATTTGATAGACCCATTCCCGGTCAGTCTTTAACAGACGAACCACGTAACAACCCATGGGAACAACCACCAGAGATGGCTAACGTAGAGGATGTAGCTAAGTACTACATTGAACGCCTAGCTAATCAGGATGTTCTTGATGACTTTGCTACTATGTGTGAAGCAGGTGTATCTCTAGCACCCATTGTAGAGAGTACCTACCTGCAGGGTGTTATGCGTGGCTTACACACACTAGATGCAGGTATTGTAGTAGCACCTGTAATACACGCTTTCTTGAAACAGTCTATTGAAGCTATGGGTGTCACAGTAAAAGACAGTGGTAAAGACCCACAGAAACAAGCAGAGAAAGCTGAGATGAACCGCTTCATGCTTTTGGCTACTAAACATCTAAAGGATGAAGGTGCTGATATGTCTGATCCCGGCAAGCAAATGCTTAGTGAAATGGTAGAGGCAGAAGAGCCTGTTGTAGAAGAAGAAACAACACAAGAAGACAAACCTATGGGTTTGATGGCAAAGGGTTAATATAATGGCATTTGATAAAGACGCATTTCTTGCAGCCTTTTTAGGCAGAGTTACTACAGGCATTGAAGAACGTAGGGAAGAGGCTAAAGATTACGAAAAGGAAGCGAAAGATGCAGCAGATCGTAATGCTGCTCTTGTTCAGCAGCGTACCATGAGAGCGCAACAAGCGGCACAGATAGGTAGACGTGCCATAGCTCTAGGTGCAAGTGAGGCACAGGTTAGAACTGCTATGTCTTCTGGTATGACAGGCATAACTGAACTAAATCAGAAGCTACAGGAAGCAGTAGAGCAGAAGGGTGTTAAGACATTAGGGGATGCTGACATTGAAGCCATTATAAATATGCCTAGCATTCCTGCTGTTAATACTGAAATGATGGATGGCTCACTGGATGACTTTGCTAAGCGTACCTATGGTGCAATGCCTATACAAAGGGCTGCAGTAGAGGATGACACCAACATTGTAGGTAGGCTCTTCGGCTTTGGTGCTATGGACAGAACCAAACAGAAACTAGCTGAAACAGACTACATGGGTGGTATGACTGTTGCAGATATTAATGCTATGTCTAAACAAGCAGAGTATCAGCAGCTTATTGGTGGCGCTTATATGACGTTTGCAGATGTAGATTACTTTACAGCAGAGGCTGCTTTAGATTTCAACACTAAAATAACCAAAGCTATGTCAGATGCAGTCGGTTCTTCAGCAGGTAAAGAGTATATAAAACGTGCTAGGTCTAACGCCATAGACAATGGGGAAGACCCTAATGTTGCAGCCCAAACTGCGGAACAGTATCTACAAACAACTGCTGCTAAGCCTTTAATAGACTACTTTGCTGAGACATACTATGCAGGTGGTTTCTTTAATAACAAGTTAGCTACACAACAAATCAAGACCGTTATGGGGGAAACCTATTTAAATGATCTTATGGAATTGTATGCAACGGAAGCACCTGATGAAGAAGAGATAGCTCAGCAAGAAGAAGATACGGTTAGCGTAGATGAGAATGAGACTGAAGTACTTGCTGAACCAGTAGAACCTGTTTCTGAGGATGATGTTAAATACCCTAAAGCAACACCGCTAACACCTGCTCAAAAGGAAGTACTTAAAGATAAATTCACTATTGGTGAAAACGTAGACGAAGAAGTAATAGAGTTCTACACTAGAGAGCAGTGGAACAAGATGAGCAGAGGCACACGTAAACGTCTAGGCTTGCCTGAAAGTAAAGCAGGTGGAATGTCAAAGCATTTTAGAGATGAAGTAGATGAGCTACTAGAAGAGCGTAACGTAAACATGAACCTCAAGACAGAGGGAACACAGGGTACATACAAGATTAAAATTAGAGGTCGTGTAGGTTCTTATCATGTAACTGCTGAGCAGCTTGCTTCTATGGATGACAGTTTCTTTGAGGGCTTTAGACCAGACATTACTATAGAAACATATCGTGAAGGTGAAAAACCTACTAAGAAAAAGATAACTACCACATTAGTTAGTAAGTTTGCTAAAAGAGACTAGGTAATATAGTATGGATTATTATGAACTACAAGAGTGGGCTAAGTCAAATGGATCAAGCTCTACAGATCAACAGCCTGTAGACGAAGAACTGTTTGACACAGGTGCAACTTTAAAGAAGGATGATCTTAAAAGATACCAGTACCTTAACCCTATTCGTGACTACATGATAGAGCGTAAGGGTGTAGACTACAAAGACAAAGAAGCTGACGAAGTAGTGGAAGACTTTGTAGACCACATGCGTTACTTCAATGCTAACACTGTGTCTACTGCAGGAGAGGTGCGCTTTATTAGTAAGGCAGACGATAACCGTAAAGCAAAGGCTAAGAAAGCATATCAGATTTATGATCAACTAGGTAACGTCTTTGTGAATGACGGCCTTATGGGTGCAGTGGATGGCATTAAAGACTACGTGTTTGCTGCAGCTAAAGACCCTACCAACTATCTTGGTTTGCTTACTGGTGGTGTGGCACGTGCAGGTGCAGCAGGTATAAGCCTTACAGGTAAGCAGGTGCTAAAGGCTGCAGTTAGACAGGCAGGAAAAGAAGCATTACGTAGTGGCGCTACAAGAGAAGCCGCTAAGGAAGCTGCACAGAGGGCAGGTATAGAAGCAGCTAGACGTGCCGTTGCTAAAGGCATGACTACTAAAGCTGCAGGTAAAGTAAATCAACAAGTAGCTAAGAGAGTTGCTAATGAAGGTAGACGTGCGTTAGCTAAAGATGCTATGGCTAAGAAGCAAGCAGAGTTGTTTGAGACTGCTGCAACACGCTCATTGAAACAGACAGTAGCATTAGATGCATCTGCTGCTGTGATGCAAGACATTATGGCTCAGAATGTTATGCTTGATGTAGGCGCACAAGAAGAGTATAGCTTACTACAGACAGGCTTCTCTTCTGTTCTAGGTGGTGTAGCAGGTGCTGCACAGTTAGGCTTTGGTAAGTTTCGTGGTGCATCCGATTTAAACGAGACAGGTTCTGCTCTAGACAAAGTAACTAACAACATCATAGAAGAGTATACACCTATGCTTGACAAGGAAGCAGCAAAGGGTGCATCTAAGACTGTGATGAAAGAGGTTGAAGATTGGAATGCTAAGGTAGCACGTGGCAGTGCATACTCTTTAGACACCATGCCATCAGAGCTTATTAAAAACATAATGATAGGGTCAGATGGTAAGAGTGGTCTAGCTAAAGTGTTTAAAGATAGTGGTTTTAAGATTGGTAGAGAAAAGCATCTATCAGATGTTATGACTAATGTTGCTAGGTCTATGCCACAGGAAGAGCTAGTTAGAATTAACAAAGAGCTAAAGAAATACACAGGTATACAGCTTGGTGATCTATCTGGTACACAGATAACAATAGGTGACATGCTTGCTAAGAAGATAAACGAAGCAGGTAAAACACTCAACGTTATGTCTCAAGTGCGTAAGACATTGGATGCAGGTATTGTTGCCTCTAATGATAAGATGGCTGCAGCACTTGACGAGATAGAGGCTAAGGAAGCAGTAGCTAAAGAGCTAAAGAAAGCAGACAAACTACGCTATGGTCAATCTGTTTGGAAGCGTTTGCTTGTTTCATCTCCTGCAACAACGGCTGTCAACGTAGCAGGTTTTAGTCAGTACTATATAGGTTCTACTTTAGCTGATCTGTTTAATGCCACGGCTTTAATGACTAAAGGGCTAGGTCAATCTGCGTATAATAGAGAGGCAGCTAACGAAAGTTTTAGACAGGCACGTGCTTATGTTGTAATGCAAGGTCAGAAGATGCGTAATCTGCTAGACCCTTACACTACTCACGATGTATACATGGAGTTCCTAGATAATAACCAAGACCTACAAAAGATTTTGTTTGAAACTATGGCAGGTGGCATTGAGGCTACAGCTACTAGGTATGGACTTGACCCTAACAGTAAAGTCTTTAACAACATAGAGGCTTTTGCTAAAGCAGCCAATCAGATAACAGGTGTTCGTATACAGGACAGTTTTACTAAGTCTCAGATGTTTATGACTGAAATGGATAAGTACCTAAGACTTAATAAAAAGACTACACTAAAAGAAGCACTGTCAGCAGAAGAAAACATAATTGATGACACAGTTCTGCAAGGCGCACTGGACACCACACTCAAGTCTGTGTTTGCAAAAGACTACACTACAGCAGAGCAGGGTGAGTTGATCCGTACTACGGCTAGGTTTGTTGAGACTATATCTAATACACCGGGACTTGGTACAATCCTACCGTTTGGGCGCTTCTTTAATAACGTAGTTGCTACTACATATCAGTGGTCTCCACTTGCTGCACCAGAACACCTCTTTAAGTTTGCAAAAAGAATAGCTAAGCAAGAAGGTACTGCAGTAAGTGAGCGTGACGCATTTGCTCGTATGGCAGTAGGCACTACTGGTCTGTTGATGGCTATGGATTATGACAAAGAAAGACGTGCTAAAGGTCTAGGTATCTATGAGATAGATGCAGGTGGTGGCACTATAGTAGACGCTAAGAACACATTCCCTTTCTCTATATTCCTAGCAGCAGGGCGTGTACTAAACATGATGCGTAATGGAGAAGAAGTGCCTAGAGAAGTACTTCAAGAGATAGGTACTCAGGTAGGTGTAGGTCAGCTTGCACGTGACGCACAGTTTGGTAATGACATTAACAACCTACTAGACATCTTAATAAACAATGATCAAGGTGCTAGAGGCGCTAGTATTGATGGCTTCTACAAAGTAGCAGGTAACTTTTTATCTGGTGTAACAAGGCCGCTAGACGCAGTTAATAAAACAATCGGCTTTGCTATGGGTACAGATACAGCCAAGGACGTGAGACAGGCTAGAGGTTTTGATGTCTTCACTCAGTCCTCTACTAAGTATATAGATAATATACTAGAGGCTTTCATTGACAAGACAGATGCTATAACAGGGGAAGAGTTAAGGGTAGCTACACGTGAGGGTGAGTTATATGATGCTAACCCCTTTGCTCGTATCTTTGGTCTGACTATAAAACCGGGACGAACTGCTACAGAAAAAGCATACTCTATGGCAGAGATGTTTCCTTGGACTGCTAACGAGAGAACTAATGTACCTGCCTACGATAAGGCATTCAATGGTCTTCTAGCTCCTATCCTAGAAGCGCAGACGCAGAGGCTTATTGACACACCCGCATTTGAGAAGGCTAATCTCACAGGTAAACGTGAGATGTTGAAAACCTTAATGTCTGATATGAAAAGGCATGTACGCAAAGAAATGCAGGAAGGTTACGCAGGTGGTACTAATGCAAGGCTACGCATGGCTGCTAAATTAGATACTAAGGGTACTAAAGAGATAAGGCGTGAAGCACAGAAGCTACTAAAAGCTACCTACGGTATAACAGGTAGCCCAAGAGATTATAACTTTAATGAGTTAGAAATATACGCAGAGTTTATAGACTACCTTGAGGATATGTACGAAGAGGTTGGTAAGATATAAAACTTAGAGGGGCGCTTAGCCCCTTTTATTTTATCTTGTTGTTCTTTATGGCTAGTCTAGCCCACATCAAACATTCGTACAGCCTTTGTAAAGCACTGGTCTTTTCCTCAGACTCAATCAATGCATCATCTAGTAATATGTCAAAGGTAGCCCATGTATTGTCTACGTCTTTGTTAAGCTGCTTACGCTTAGCCTCTAGGTATTCTTGTGCTTCTTGTTCTAGTTTCATAAACCTTCATCCATAAATACTTTTACCCACTCCGCACAGATGTCACTACGTACAATATCCTCTACACCAAACTCAATGATGGGTACAGGTAGCATGTATTTCTTAGCTAAGTGAATGATCTTAGATAGACCATCTGCCTCTTTTAAGTCTGACTGCTGTGCATCGCCATTGAGTACTATTGTACTACCTTCTCCTACACGTGTCAACAACATCTTTAACTCATGGGTTGTGATGTTTTGTGTTTCATCTACTATGATGAAGGAGTTATCGAAGCTACGCCCTCGCATCAATGCCAAGGGTGACATCTCAATGTTACCATTCTTTATGGCCGTGTCTACTGCGCCCTTACCTAAGTGTTTCTGCAGTACGTCAAGCACAGGTAATGCCCATGGGTAAGTCTTCTCTTCAAGTGAACCGGGAAGAAACCCTATGTCTTTACCTACAGATATATGAGGTCTAGTTATAACTATCCTGTCAATATCTTTAAGTGTGTACAGATCAGCAGCGTAGGTGGCTGTTACATAAGTCTTACCTGTACCTGCAGGGCCAAGCACCATGACCTGTGTGCTGTCACGCATAGCTTCCCATAGCTGCCTCTGTCGCTCTGTTCGTGGTACAAAACCTGATACTCTTTTGTTAGCTGCGTTCTTGTAGTTTGTCTTTCTGCGTGACCGTGTTTGCTTCTTGGGCGGCTCAAGTTCGTTCATTAAAAAAGTTCCTGTTGAATAGGTGGGTCACAAAGAAAGCTATCCCAACCCCACTGTGATTTTAAGTATGTTACTACATCTTTAAAAGCCTCTTCGGGGTAATCTCTTCTACCTAGATTGGCAAGCCTACAAGATATTACTACCTCACCCTGTAAGTAGTCTGTCCCTAGTCTATCAACACTTAGAGATAAAGGATGGCCTGACTCAAATATCCAAGCAGGATTAAGCTCAATTCCTAACCAGTAACATTTTCTTTCTTGCTTTTCATAAAACAGGTTCATAAGATAGTCTGCTGTAAGGTCTACTTCTTTAGGGTGTTGTCTAGCATAATCTGTTTCTGTACCTGAAACCCTAGTGGGTGGTGGCCTTGATGCATTTAAGTATACGTTCTGTAGTAATTTGTTAAACGCTTTTATTCTTTGCATTACTCTTCCTATTTACTGAGCTTGATTTCTAGTTCTTTGTAACCACCTATATGATTCCCTTCTGTATCCCATATCTGAGGCACAGTAGATATATTGGATTTCTTAAACAAGTCAAGCACCCAACGAGATGACTCTAGAGAGTAGCCTGTGTATGCTACCCCCTTTTCTTTTAGTAACTCTGTAGCCATAGTGCAGAAGGGACACTCGCTACGTGATACAACTACGTATGTCATACCAAGTCCACAATCTCACAGCTATCCCCAGAGCAAGCCATTGTCTGCATAGCTACTGTATTGTCTTCATGCTCATATGTACCTAGCGCAGCCCAATCAATAGCCTTTGGCATTTGCTTAGCCATCTCTTTATACTGCTCTTTAGTGCAGTCTTGGTAAGGCGCTTGCTGATATGTATGATCTGAGTGTGGCAGAAATGACACACCTGACATCTCATCAAAGTGACGGTACACGAATGCACCTACATCTAGCCACTCATTATCACGCACAGAGATTGTCACACTAGGTTTATGTTCACACCAGTGACGTTGATACATAAGCCATGTCTCTAGCTGTTCGATAGCAGTCATATCATTACGTGTTACTGCATTATCTGGTGACTTAACAGGGAAACTGAACACAGTTGTAGTGTCACCCTTAAATACACAAGGCTCGTTAGGTATGCCACTGTCAATCATAAACTGTGTCAGTGGGTCTTTATTGTCACCCCTAACTGTACGGATGTAATAATCGCTGTGACGAGCATGTATACCACTAGCAGAATCAACAAGTTGGGAGACAGTGCCACTAGGTTTGACACAAGTGATAGCAGCAGAAGCAGGGATACCAAGGCGCTCAGCCCATTCAGCATTAGTAGTGATAGCGACATTTCTTAGATGCTCCAATGTTTTGTCTAACGCAGCATTCTTAGCTGTCATTAGAGGGTTATCCATAATACCTGTCAGAGATACACCTAAGAGCCGTTCTTCTTCTGTGTTTTTCTGCCAGATTTTTCTGAGGTAGGGGAATTTTGTATATGTTGACTGTATTGTTCCCAAAATAGTTGCCAAACAAACTTTTCTTTCAAGACTTTCGATAGTGTCTGTGGCACGTACAACAACTTCCGTAAGATTACAGAACTGATAAGGACGTAATATAATTTCACTGCATGGATTAGTCCCAAACTCTTGATCCGCATTACGTCTACCATTCTTAGCAGCTTGCTTCTTGCTTGCTTCACGATTAAAGATACCCCTCTCACCTGATTTACTTTCAATCAACGCAGTCCATTCACGCATGAACGTTTCAATGTCTGGCTTCTCTGTGTAAGACACGCTGTTGTTTGCCAATGCACGATGGGCTGCAGTTTCCCACCATTGCCCTGACTTAGCATGACGCATACGATCATCACTCAGGTTAGATAGGGAGATCATAGCACTACGGCGTACACCGCCTACAACAACGATCTGACCAATGAAACACATTAGGTCATGGCATTCCATAGAGGATAGCTTACGCCCCTGTGCGCCCTTGAATACGGACACAGCAAAGTTAAACAGTTCTATCAGAGGAGCAGGACCAGATGCCCTACCACCAAACGTTTTAAGTCTCGCACCTGCAGGTCTAATCAAAGACGTGTTCCACTTAGGAATTTCCCCTGCCCATAGGAGTGCTAACAGTTGACGGAAAGCCTTAGCCCAACCTTCTTTACTATCCTTCACGACGATTGTGGTATCACTGTCGAACAACTCAGGGACTTCGGGAAGTTTAGAGATGAACTGCCGCTCAACACTGAACCCAACGCCAGTGCCACACAAGAGAATGAACATAGCCTCGTCGAAGGATTTAGGATCATCTACGGGTAGGTAACTACAGTTGTACCCTGCCGTGTTGTCACGATCAAGTGCAGCCCCTGCTGTCATCATAGCCCTCATACTAGGCATAATCTCCTGTCCTAGAATAGCTTGCTCTATCTCGTTAGCTACACCCTCTTCTACTTTGGTATGAACTAGGTTAGATATGTAGCGCCCTACTGTCTCACCCCAACTTTCACGACCCTTACCATCAAAATATTTAGCATAACGTGATTTGTGTATGAATGATTGATAGTCTGTTGGTAATAAGTTGCTCATCTTTTGTCTCCGTTTCCTTGTAGCTTACCACGTTGCTTACGATCTTGTAATTTCTTTAGATTATTAAAGGCCACCTCTGACAGGTCAACCCTCAAGTCACGACACAGTGCCGCAATATACCATAGGCAATCACCTACCTCGTCTGCAATAGCGTCCTTATCAAAAGCATCATCACGTAAAATCTTCTTTACTTTATTAGCTACCTCACCTGCCTCTGCAGCTAGTCCAAGTGCAGGATAAATAATCTCATGCTCTGGTGGGTAGATAGCTGTATCTGATGCAACGTCTTGGTACTCACTCATGTCCATTGCCACCTCATTGAAACGCTGAAATGCGTCAATATCTTCCTGTGTAATCATCCTCGTTCCTTCACTACTAGGTTATATACTTTAGTATCATCAACGTCATACATTATATCTACGATAAGATCATGCACATCTTCCTCATGGTTATCCTCAAACGATGATAATATATTGTTGTACTCGTCTACTTCCATTATATATGTTACGCTAAACTTACGCTTCATTTGTGTGTCTCCACCCAACGCTTACGTAACCTATTGAGATACCAGATAGCTTTGTCTATATCCTCTAAGCCATTCTTGTATTCACAGCGCCACATATACTTGAGTACATTTGCTGCCTGTGGTGCAATAGCACCTGACATATTTTCTGTCATAGCTTCTATGGCATCAATGCATTCTATACCTGCTTGATTATAATGTATAGGATTGTTTACTGGATCACTCATGCATTACCTTCTGTCTTTGTCCACTTGTTTAACTTGATTACGTTGCCATCACGTTCAATCTTATTCTCTTCTTCTATCTCTGCTTCTACCTCTGCAAAGAAGTCAGGAAAGATATCCCTTAATATCTCAGACCTGTGGTAATCAAACTCTTCCAAGTACTCCGGGTTATCTTCTAAGAAGAACTGTGCTGATGCCATAGTAAGTGCCACATCTAGTGCTGCTCTCATACCATCAGGCATTCGTTCATCTCCAAACAGGATACCTGTCTTTAGTTCACCTGTCCATTCACCCTTATCGTCTTCCATAGGGCGTAGGATGATGGCTACTTCACCTGCATTAATATCCATTAGTCTCTCCTATTTACCTTTACACGCTGCTCTTTCATTCTCTTACCCTTCTCCTTTAACCACTCTTCAGGTATGACACGATGCGCCCACTGAAAGCCTTTAGCGTCACACCAATCACAATACCTAGACTTAGCACCCTTGTATAGTTTAGCCTTAGCATTACTGAATACAAATCTAATGTCTAAGCTAGGGTGCTGTCTCTGTATTTCTGTGTGCTTGCGACGATCTGCCGCACTAAAGATACCCTTAGTCTCTATGATGATACCGTTGTCTAACTCAAAGTCAGGTGTGTAAGTTCTATACTTTAGGTCTTCCCATTCTATCTTTAACTTTTCATATGCTACTACCTTCTGTCTAGACTTTAAGAAAGCAGCAGCCTCTTCTTCAAGGCCACTGCGATATATTCTTTTATTATGCCGCCGCACCTTCATCTCCTATGAATACGTAGTCTACTTCTGGTGGGTTAGCTGCTTTAGACATCCTGCTTGGTTGTGTTTGTAAGTTAGGGTGGCATTTATGTTTGAAGTCACACCACTTACAAGCAGAAGGAAGTACTATATTACCAGTAGGCTTACGATAGAATGTTTCTGGTACAGGATCAAAGCAACGTGTGAAACTAGCACCACTATCTATGTAGTCTACTGTCTCTTGTATTTTATTTATAACCTCTTCCTGATCTACCTCAGATGCGTCCACATACTTAAACTCTCCGTTTGCTTTGTTGACTACCCACCAACCGCCTACGCCCTTCTCTGCTGCAGTAGCGTAGCCGACAAGCTGTGATACATAGCCAAAGCTATCGCCTTGTTGCAGAGCATCAAAGGACGCAAACTTATTCTTGTATGACCATGGTGATGCAGACTTAACATCATCAATCTTGCCATCCATTTCCATATCATACTCACCCTTAATCTCCTGACCATGGGGTAGCTTTAGTGTGACAGTATCGTTGTCCTTAAACTCTACATCTGCTGAGCGTAGTAGTCCTTTGAACACCGCCTCAACTATATCACCCAAGATCATGTTGATTAGGAAATGTGGTGGGAAAGGCTTCTTATCTTCTGGATCATTCTTCTCAAACCATAGCTGACACTTAGGCTTACCTATGTTAGACATACGTAAACGAAAGTCTCCACGTGGACCTGAGTTGAACTGCTTATCCATAGCAGTCTTAACATCAGAGGCGACCTGTTGGGCCACCTCTTCTGTCATTGTTGCTTCACCTGCCATGGCCTTCTGTAAGAAGTTGAAGACCTTTAGTTCTGCAGGATGGTTCATTCGTCTACATCCACAAAGTCATTATCAATGATGTCCTTTACCATACTAGCATCTTCTGTACTTAGAGTATCATCATTTCGCTCATTATGTAAGTTAAGAACCTTTCCGTTCATATACTCAATAAGCTCTACAAAGTCACGCAGTGTATCATTGTCATGGTCAGAGATGTCTACCTTATCACCAAGGGCAGCACTAATCTTACCAAACGTAGCACCTGTTGGGATGCTATCTTCTACACCACTGAGTTTGATAGTTGACATGATAGGTAATAGGTTCTTAGACTTGAGACTGCCTAATACACCATTGATACTCTTCAAGCTGTCACGGTTCTTTACATCCATTACAATAGGCATATCCGTATACTCCATAATATTTAATGGATTACCTTCTGCGTCTGTAGGGTTGTTTAATGTAACAGTACCAAAATAAACTACGACACGCTTGACGGAGCGAATAACCTGCTTCGTAGCATCAGGTAGTGCTTGGAAGTCTTCAATGTAACCTGACGGCCTACCAAGATTGAAACCACCAATGCTATCCTTTAAGTCTCCGTTAAGAGAGTTAGATAGCACAGACTTTTCCATCTCTTCTGATGCACTATTCCAACGCTGCCACTGATTACGCTGTGCAAAGATACGCAGTGTAATACTGTGGCTGTAGATAATATCATCACCCTTCTTTAGCGTAAATGTTCCAATGGGTAGAATCTCTGTCTTGATAGACTTACCATTGAAGTCCACCTCACCCATGACAGGCTGATGGATCATACCTACACGTGAGATTGATGGTGTACTTTCACTACTGCCACCACCTGCAGACACGCCCATTAGCTCAGCCATGGACTGCCCTCGTTCTGCTGCTATTGCTAGTTCTGTACTCATTTCTATACCTTTCTATAGAGTTAAAGAGCCTTAGTTATACACCTAAACGTCCACCGTGTCAAGCCAATTCGGACCTATCTTAGCCTCTAATAGTAGAGGTACATTCATAGTAATGTTATATGCTTCTTCTATCAACTCAACTAGATTATCGTTTAAGTCTTGTACAATTTGTAGTACCTGATCTTTCTCTTCTGGATGCACATCAATCACTGTTGAATCATGTACTGTATTTACCAAGCATGAGTGCATATTCTCTAGACGTTTGTGCATTTCATTTAGAACAACCGGGACAACATCACCAGTAGCAAAGCCCTGCACTGGATAGTTCTTAATCATAGTGAAGTGTGATGGTGATCCGTTTGATCTTCGTTGTACGTCAGGGAAAGCGTACTGTCTACCTGACACACTGATGATCTTGTTTAGACGCAGTGCTTGGCTACCTAATTTTTTGTGCCACTCTGCTATACCTTTATACTTTTCAATGAAGTGTGTGTAGTATGCTTGCTCAGCCTTAGACCTACCGTATCCAGTAGCACCAAAGAGAGGTGCGAAGGTGTGAGCCTTACCTTCCTGACGAGATGTCTTCTGCCCTGCATCACTAATAACCTTAGAGGTATAGCTGTGTACATCAAACCCTGTGTCAATCTCTTCCATGGCAACCTCATCCTGCGATAAGAATGCCGCAGCACGAAACTCAAGCTGAGCAAAGTCGGCCTCACATATATATCCACCATCCCAACGAGATACAAACACTCTCTTTACAGGAAAGGTATTGCCTCTTGGCATGTTCTGCATGTTGGGTTGCTTACCACTAAACCTTCCTGTTGCAGTTATATGTTGTGTAAGCTGTACGTGAAGCCTACCATCTTCCTTGGTGTTAGTAGCAATACCTTCAACAAACGAAGATAGGTAACTGCTAACAGCAGACAAACGCTTTAGGTCAGACAGAAAGTCTGCTGCATCCTGCATGTTGTTGTTCTTTGCAGTAGCCATGAGTACATCTAAGTTACTCTTTCCTGTGCTAAACCCATGGTTGCTTGTCCACTTCTTGCTAGGGGCAGAAAAACGCAGACCTGCTACTTGATTAGTTTCCATTAGTAGGTAGCCTCTTTCGTCACACTCCTTACATTTGTTTGGTCTTGCGTACTTTGTTCCATCTTTCTTTACTTTATACACTTTGCCTTGCCCCTCACAGACAGGACATGTGTACGCTTTTGTCTTGTAGATAGTAGAACTGTTTGCCTTGACTGCAGCCTTGAACTCTGCAGGTGTTTCAGTAAAGTTGAATAGGTCTGCCCACTCCTTCTTGTTGTGTATACGTCTACTAAAAATTACCTGAGACATTTGCTCTGGTGAGTTGGCATTGATAGGTGTATCACCCATAAGCTCACGTATCTTCTTTTGTAGTCTGTCTTCTATGTCTGCTTTCTCTCTTTCAAACTCATCTTTTACTCTCCCAAGCTCCGAAATATCAACTTTGACTCCTTGCATGTACAACTCTGTGAGGGTTCTACATGTGTCGAAGGTGACACGTTTGACGGCAGCAAGGGACTCTGATTCTGGTTTGGCGTAGTCGGATTCAATATCGTGGAACAACTCACAAGTTGTGAGCAGATCATGCCTAAGATAAAGGCTAAGATGAGATAGATCGGTTTCATTTGTGTTTATCCCTTTCTTTAGACAGGCAGATAAGTAGTCCTCTTTCTGCTCTGCTAGGTTTCTACGGATAGCACAAGCCGATAAGCTGACAGGTATCTTCTGTCCTCTTGTCAGTATGTACTCTGCTAACATAGTGTCATATATGTCTCCTTCATATTTAAAGCCGCACTCCCACAGCCACATCAGATCATGCTTAGCATTGTGCATAATCAAAAGGGTAGTCATGTCAAGGATGTCTTGAATAAGTTTTCTACCAGAGCCAGACACATCCTTATGCTCTACGTGATCAAGTGTTACAATATGTAACTCTTCTTTGTTATCTACATTGACAACCCCCACCTGTGTAAGAGTATTGTTAGGTTCAAAGGGATCGTTATGTATCTTACCATCACGCCATGTGACGCTGTTCTCAACATCTAATACAAGTCTCATGTCTACATCCTATGCAGTGTATAGTGATCTACCGCCGTCAAATTCACAGTGAATAACCCCATGGTATCCACCCTTCAGTTTATTCTTTGCTATGTTTAAGTGCCTTTGTGTGTCTCCTTCCTCTGCACCTTCTACCATAGGGTTCTTAGATATTAAAACCATAAGGTCTGCCTCTGCTGCCTTACCTGTCTTACTCCCTTCCATCATAGACTGATCGACAAACACCTTACCTTCTGCTACAGCAGATAACTGTGACATCCATATCACACAGCAGTCATACTGCTTGGCTATGTTACGTGCATGTATTGCTGCATCCTTGAGATATATGTCTGACTTGTCTGTGTTCTTTGTAGCAAACTTATCGCCCATGTCTAGCACTACAATGTCAGGCTTCTCATTCTTAACGATAGCCTCAACCCATTGCATATCTTTATTAGTACTGTCCTTGATACGTATGTTCTTACGCACAGGTTCATATCTACTACGTGCTAATGCGACATTCTGACGCACCTCATCCATGTTCATGTTACATGCAGCACTTAGATAACGTGAGCCTACACGTTCATAACTCTCCTCATTACACAACACAATACACTTAGCACCTTGAGATGCCCAACCACCTGCCCCTGCTATAAGGGATGCGTGAAAAGAAGTCTTACCAGTATTGGGACGAGCGCCAACCAACAACAGATGACCACCGCTAACGCCCTCCACCTTCCTACGGAGACTTGGAATGTTAAACTTCCATTGGGTTTCAAGATCGTTGGCAGTAAGTAATGTGTCAATGCTAATGTCATCCCACTCAACACGGAGATTAGGAGTAAAGTCATCTTTGTAATCCTCTAGTAGTCTACGTAGCGGCTCAAGACTATTCTCTGTACCGTTCACAAAGTCAAAGCCAAGGTTAGCTACACGATCACCTACGTGTTGCTGAAACAACTGCGACAATGTGTCCTCTGCTATCTCATCCTTGATGGGTTGTGCGTTACCGATACGTCTGAATAGATCGTCGTATGCTGTACGTGTGGCTGTTGTCATGCTCTGGTTCATACGGTTGAACACCGCCTGTAAATCATCTACAGACAAGTCTCCATCGTATGCTTCCATAGCTGCGTCTAGTGCTTGCTTTATCTTACGGACAGCCTTAGTGAATATCTTGTCGGGACACCGTATACCTTTGTGTTGGTCATAGAAGTTTCTACTTAGTAGAGTTTTGACCAAGGCCAGTTCCATCATATTGTCTTCCTCTCATTAGTCTGTGCATACCCTCTGGTGTACTAAGGGATACAGTTATATCCAAAAGCTGTTGGTATGTCAAGATCAACATTTGATATGCCTCAAAATCAACATCCCACTGACGTATATATACCACAGCATCATCACCTATAATAACTTCAACGTCTTCATGTCTCCCGGTTTCATCAAGGCTACGTATCACAGACGCATCTGGTTCAAACTCAACAGTAAACATACTACTTATCCTTGCTGTTCTCTATTGATCTTTGTTTTTCCTCTTTTGACATTGGCCTGATGTAAGACACTACCCTACCTGTGTTCCATCGTTTAGCTTCTTCTTCTGCTTCATGTAGGTTGTTGAACACCCATACCTTATGGTCTTCTGTCCAAGGGTTCTCCTTACGGACAAAGGTGTACTCACCTAGTTCAATCTCAATCTCTACTACATACGGCATTATTCATTCTCCTTTTCCAAACCCAGAATCACTTTCTTTATGACGCCCAGATCATAATGTTATTTTATGACTTGAAGGTCATATTGATTGTGCTGGAATTAACTACGTGGCTTCTTCTCTTTTTCTAAGCCTATCTTAACCAGAGCCACAAAGCCCACGTTAAATATAGCCGCAAAGGTTTCTGGATCACACTCTACTTGTAGTGTAGCTGAACCATCTTCATGCTCTTCTATCTCTATTATTTTTACTTTACTCATCATCCTCTCCTTTCTGCCGTGAGGTGGAATAAATGCAAGGATATAGTATAACTATGGCACAGTTGCCATATAACTAATGCAAAGGAGAAAAATATGCCATTAGATACAACAACATTCCACCATCATCCTCTCCCTTTAGCTAGTGCCGTCCATGACACAGGGAATAGCTCATGCATCTTTAAACTTATCTTAGCTGCTACGTACTGTGTCTCTTCTTGAGTGTCACTGGCACAACGCAGTAGACACATATCAGACCAAGCATCTAATGACCCTGACCAGTACCACTCAGTCATGGTAG